ATTCCCGATATTAGTATCATTAGAATTGCTCCATCTTCTTAAATTATAACCACCATTATAACTTCCCTCATTTCCAGCATACCCCTTACCAACTTTTGAGCTAATCCCCTTTTGTTGTGAATGGTTGCCCCATTGACTAGATGAACTAGGTGTTTCATTGGAAAAATTAAATTTAATACCAGCAGATGATGTCCAAGCGTAACCAAAACTTTCATCAAAAAATGCTCCAGCACCATCGTCGCCACTAATTGATGAAACCCCAAATCCACTTACATAGCTTTCGTTCGATAAATTAAATTTTTCAATCGTTGTTGATCCACCAGAAAACAAATATGCTATCTCAGTTTCTTTTTGCATAGTTCCAAGATCACTTCTAGCAATACCAGTGTTGAATTTTGTTTGGTGTGCGTAATTTGTGTCCGTAATCATATTGATAGCAGCTGTTCTCGTTCCATGTATTGTTCCGGCACTTTTCCACGCCCCGTCATCATTTACAGACCAAAGAAAAAGTATCGATTTACTACACGCTCCGGATGTATATGAAATTGGGTAATCTAATAGTTCACCAATGTGTGTTGTTTGATCAATAAGATTAACTGTTTTGTGAACATTTCTCCAAGGTGATGAGTCTTTGTAACCACCAGCTAAATAAGAATAATTAATTACTTGTCTATATCTAAATGCGGTAGGTTGTGTTTCTTGTGCAGCGATTCTTTCCCAACCGTCATCAATGTTTGATACACCAGTATACAACATCAAATAACTACTTCCACTACTTGATGTTTCAAGGTATAATGAACCTGAACGAGGACTTGATGGTCTATTTGCTCTAGTGCCTCTTGGTGGTCTATTAACAACCCTATCTGATGCTAAGCTTCCACTAACTTCTAAATTCTCGTATAACATTTTATTTATAATTTATGCTCTCCAACCACAATGTCCAGAAGATGTTCCACCATTAACGCCGGGTGCTAATCCACTTACGCTGGTGGTTCCTGTATCCGTTGTGTAGCTGAATTTCCAACTTGTATTATTTTGTGCGCCATCATAATTACCTAACATATATTGATGATCCTGACCCATTGTGAAATTTTCTTCTCCACAGTTTGGATGTGGTTTTGCCACATTACCAATATTAGTGTCGCTGGCATTGCTCCATCTTCTTAAGTTATATCCGCCACTATATGACCCTTCATTTCCCGCATATCCTTTACCAACTTTTGAGCTAATCCCCTTTTGTTGCGCGTGTGCTGACCAATGAACAGATGATGAAAATGTTTCAGACGCAAAACTAAACTTGATACCTTCGCTAGATGTCCAACCGTATCCAAAGTTTTCATCAGAAAATGCACTACCACCATCACTACCATTTATTGTTGTTAAATTGAACCCAGTCATAATTGTTTCATTACTTAAATCAAATTTGTCAACAATAGAACTACCAGCGGAAAACATGTATGCAAATTCTGTTTCTTTATGCATAGTAGCAACATCGCTCCTTGCGGTTGTTATGTTAAACTTAGTTTGGTGTGTATATTTGGTATCATTTGCCATATTAATTGCTGATGTTCTAACACCATTAACATCACTTGGTCCTTTAAATGCATTATCTTCATTAACGGACCAAACAAAAAAGATATATTTACTACAAGCCCCCGAAGTATATGATGCAGCGTAATCTAATAGTTCACCAATATGTGTTGTTTGATCAGTAGAATTAATTGTTTTATGAACATTCTTCCATGGTGATGAGTTTTTGTAACCACCAGCTAAATAGGAAACACTAATTATTTGTCTAAATTTAAAACCAACATTTGAGTTAACTTGGGAAGAAACTCTAACCCACCCATTATCCCCATTATTTAAACCGGTATAAACCATTAAAAAACTACCACTTGCCGCTTCTTCAAGATATAGTGATCCTGTAACAGGACTTCCCGGTCTGTTTGCTCTCGAACCTCTAGGTGGTTTTGATACCCCCTGAACTCTTAATGAACCACTAATTTCTATATTGTCATGACGCATATCCTATAAATAGTTTTTTTAATTTCTCCATCCACAATGTCCTGATGATGTTCCTCCGTTAACACCCGGTGCTAATCCAGATGGGTTAACAGTTCCAGTATCGGTAGCATAAATAAATTTCCAGCTTGTGTTATTTTGTAAACCATCATAATTTCCTAACATATATTGATGATCTTGGCCCATGGTGAAATTTTCTTCACCACAGTTTCCATGTGGTTTTGCCACATTACCAATATTTGTTTCATTAAACACATTCCATCTTCTTAAGTTATAACCACCATTATAATTACCTTCATTTCCCGCATATCCTTTACCCCACTTGGAACTAATTCCCTTTTGTTGCCCACTGGCCCCCCATTGTTGATTATTAGTGAAGGTATCAGTTGCAAAGAATAGTTTGTTACCACTTTCCGATCCATAACCATAACCATAATTTTCATCAGAAAACCCAGAACAACCTAATGAACTGGTGATAGATGTTTTTAATGTTAGATATGGTGCCATATTAGGGTAATAAACACTATACATAACTTCGTTGGTTGAATTGAATTTTTCAACAGTTGCAACACCTCCCCCAAATACCCAAGCAAATTCTGTTTCTTGAAATAAAGTTCCTAAGTCATCTCTTGCATTTGCTAAATCCCATTTAGATTGGTGAGCATAAGCCGTTTCATTTACCATGTTTACTCCCGTTGTCCAAGTTGAATGTATTTGTGTTGCGGATTTCCAGGCACCATCTGTGTTTGTTGACCAAACAAATAAAATAGTTTTACTACAATGACCAGATGTATATGATGCTGGATAATCCATCAATTCTCCTAAGTGAACAGTTTGATCCGTTGCATTTGTTGTTCTATGAACATTTTTCCAAGGAGATGCGTCTTTGTAACCACCAGCCAAATAAGAATAATTAATAATTTGTCTATATAAAAAACCAATTCTATCCGTGTTTTGTGAACCAACTGGTTCCCATCCATCATCTCTATTAGATACTGCGGTATATGTCACAACAAAACTTCCACTATCAGATTCTTCAAGATAAAGAGACCCAATTTCTGGGCTTCCTGGTCTATTGGCTCTGGGTCCTCTGGGTATAATATATTGTCCACTAACATCTAATGAGCCACTAACAATTACATTTTCTCTTAACATACTTTAATATACGTATTTTATCCGGTAACAACAAGTCTACCTGTTCTATTTGCTGCAAAAGTTACTGTAACTGTTGTAGATGTTATGTTTATTTCAGAAGGGAAGAACATATTATTACTACTATCAAATACTTGCGCAGTTAAGTTTGCAGTTCCTAAATTGTGAGTAAAGCTAACACTTGACACGTTGGAGAATGTTGTTGAATTACTTAAAGCAACTCTCTTCCAAGACTGCCAAGTACCGTTGTTTTTTCCTCTAGCATACATGATACCTGTTCTGTAGTCACCGTATATTTGATGTTGCCAACTTGAACTGTATATTTGAGAGTACAGTGCACCATCTGTTGCGTTACCTGTTAGGTTGGTGCTGCTACCATCAACATTCGTTACATAAGTCATACCATTCGAGTCCAATGATTGAGCATTAACACCATCATTCGAACCTGTATTTCTAAATCCAACACCATCAATTTGATCTGCGCTCGTTGCAGTTGCGGCGTTACCAGTAATGCTGATACCCCATGTACCTGATGCATTACCACCTGTTAAGGTTGGTGAATATGAATTATAGTTCGCTGATGATAACATTGTTAACCAGTTACCCCAGCTACCTGAATATCCTTGTCTGAAATAGAATGTACCGTTACCGGAAGTACCGTAAGTACCTTGAATTTGCCACATCGTATCACCGGCGCCCGCATGAAAAACTGGAGAATATGATAAAGCCGCACCCGACCCGTTTTCATTTCTATATACCGCTGAACTTCCGTTATTTACGTTTACCGAACCATTTCCTAAACTTGTAAGTGAAATGTTAGCCGCAGCTGTTGCGTTTGTAGCACTTGCAACTGCGCCATTTATCTTTGAGCCCGCTAATAATGTTATCCAAGAAGGATCAGAATATGAACCATTTGTATATACACCATTTGTTACTGTTGCTGCATTACCACTAATACTACCATTGTAAACACCAGTACTACTAATAGATGAGATAGTTGTTCCAGAATTTTGGAAAATAATTGATGGGTTTTGACCACCAGCACTTATGGTATTCGAATTAAGAGTGATATTACCCGCTCTTAATTCCATAAAGTCCTCCGCATCATTCTCAACTCTAATTGTTAATTTAGCTCTTTCGGATGCACCACCTGATGCATTATTTTCAAAATATATCGATGCACCATCTGATGGGAAATTATTTCCCGATCTGAATTCTATACCACAGTTACCAGTACTATCTGATGCAGATGATGTTAATATAATATTAGCATTAGTGGGTGCCCCCCAAGAACTTCTTCCTGTTGCAAGACCAGCACCAACTGTTAATCCAGCAAATGTTGGTGTATTCCCTGATCCAACGTTTTGGTTAATCGTGAAAGCAGTAATATTAGATGCCGTACCTGATGTATTTTGATTACCAGTAGTGTTTACGCCTGGTAAATCAATATTTGCAGAACCATTAAATGAAACACCACCAATTGTTCTTGCAGTTTGTAATGTTGTTGATGTGTTGGCATTACCAGTTGTATTTTGATTACCAGTAGTGTTTACACCAGGCAAATCAATATTTGCAGAACCATTAAATGAAACGCCACCTATATTTCTTGCTGTTTGTAATATTGTTGCACTTCCAGCATTACCCGAAATAGTTGTTTGATCTCCAGTATTTGTACCACTTAAATTAGATGCTGCAATTGTTCCTGTAACAACTAAATTACCTGTGGCACTTTGTAATGACATTAACTCAACAGCCCCATTAGAGTACCAACCAAATTTAGGTACGGCGCCTGAAGATGAATAAGCAGTATGATTAGGTACATGGAATGATAATGTTCTATTCGCAATATCAGATGCAAGACCCATACCATATTGTCCTGAGCTTGCGCCTCTTGTGCCAAAACCATACATATAC